TTTTAGTTGGCACGTCTTCTACGTCTGCCGCATGTACTGCTCTGTTTCAAGGTAATAGTTCTGTAAGCACAGGCGCCGGTATTGTGCGACTGGCAAGGAATAGCACCCCAGCAAACGGCGAAACTTTAGGTGAATTGAGGTGGTCTGATAGCGGCCACACGAACGCAGCATTTATTGAGTGTTATCGGGATGGCGGTACTTGGACTTCAGGTTCTAGCCAGCCAACTCGCTTAACGTTCTCTACTACGGCAGACGGCGCGGCTAGTCCTACGGAGCGGATGAGGATTGATAGCGGGGGAACATCTTATTTTCAATCCACAGGCAATACTATTGCAGCTTTGTCAACGGTTGGTGCTGGGACAAGCACTAGACTTTATTATGGTTCGCACACTGCAAGTGGAATAGCTGGTACTGTTTCCTATACGGTTTGGACAAACGGCAACGTTGTCAACACCAACAGCTCTTACGGTGCTATTTCTGACATTAAACTAAAAGAGAACATTGTTGATGCCAATTCACAGTGGGCTGACATTAAGGCTCTTCGTATTCGGAACTATAATTTAAAGCCTGAGACTGGTCATGAAACCCATAAGCAGCTTGGATTAATTGCTCAAGAAGTCGAACTTGTATCACCCGGCCTTGTCAGCGCGTCGCCTGATCGGGACGAAAAGGGCAATGAAACTGGCGAAGTTACTAAGTCGGTTGCTTACTCCGTCCTCTACATGAAGGCGGTGAAGGCGCTGCAAGAAGCAATGGAGCGGATAGAAGCTCTGGAAACCAAAGTCGCAGCCCTTGAGGGCGCTTAGTCACCTTCACTAAATCAGTAAACTACTGCTAAGGTATTCAAGTCTTTACTCCTAGTAATGGAACCCGTCTACACGCCTAAACTAACCGTGTCATTTGCGGTTGACCTTGAAATTGAATACGATCCTTTCAAAGGACGAACACATGAGCAAGTTGCTGCTGCTCTTCAGGAAACGCTCGACAACCTACTCTTTGAAACAAGCCCCAAGGTGGTAGGTGTGTTTACTTCTATTACTGCAGTTGACTCCCATGAATAAAGCACTGTTAAAAAAACTTAATACTGCAGGTGCTTTTGATACGCCGTGGCTTAAAAAACAACTCGCAAATTGGGACGTTGTTGCAGAACAAAAGAAAGCTGACTTTATGGAACATATGTACCAGGTGTACAAGCCTGCTAACAAATGTTACACCGGCCTATGGCAACGCTTCTGTATTGAAGAAGCTGGCCCTGCAGCACGGGATCAGTATTTTGAAATGGTAGAGGCGGTCCGTCAATACGAAGAAGGAATTCTAAAAACCATTGACAACGGCTAACTTTAGTTTATAGTTGGGGGCAAACCACGTCAGTGGGCCGCCCCCCTTTTTTATGTCAACTCAATTTCCTGAAGATCCCCTAAACCATATCAAGACATGGCAAGCCAAATTCAAAGAACACAAAAAACAATGTGGGGTAGCTGAAATAGATAAACCCTTGGTTTCAAAAGATGCACGCGAAAATTTGCACGACACCAGTAATGCAGTGGACTCTATAAAAGATTGGCGTACTTTCTGGAAAGATATATTGGATGATTCTGAAGACAACTTTGAAAATGAATTGGCTACCGCAGTTAAACAACAAAAAACAATGGCCAAACAAAAAGTTGTTGATGATTTTCTTGACACACTTTGTGGTGCATTAGAAGAGCTAAGCGGTAAAGAAGTCTTTGATTGTTTTTTTGAAGCTGTGCAAAGTCAATTTGACTATACAAAAAAAGAACATGACAAAACTAGTGAACTTTTAGATCTATTGGCTGGACTGAAATGAAAACACCTACACCCTTACAACTTTTTAAGCAGTGGAAAAAAACCGAACTTGCATCACAAAAAGCAAGAGATGAACAAGAAAAATTAAAAGAAATGGCGCATAAAAGTTCTGTGCATTGGAGTCGTATTACAGTGGATGGTTTCATTTATGAACTAACTATTAAAGGAGGTAATTACAGTTGGAATGCAAACCTTGATGTAAAAAAACTTGGTTCAGTTGAAGAATTTTCTAAATTAGTCAAATGATTAAACAACATGTTGCCTGGGTATGTCACGACTGTGGTGTAGCCCATGGCAAGTGGTACCAAGATGGTGAGTATATAGGCCCACCAAATCACTACGCCACCATGCACTACGACACTTGTGACGTATGTGGCGCTCATGATGTTATTTGCACTGAGCCAAGAGACTATGGTTATTTGTGTAATAAGTAATATCAGTTACAGGAGTAGAATAAAAATAAATAAAAGTTTAAACTAATAAAATGCCTAATTACAGGGATCCATTAAAGCCTTCACAGTTATTTCCTGTTTACAAAGTACAAACTTGTAGTGGGCAACCGCTGGAAGTAACGACAACTAGCGGTCAAGTAACCTATATACAAGCGGGTGGTACAGCCGCTGATGCATTTGGACGTTTACGTGTTGTTAATCCAGTAACACTGTTTGACTCAAGCCATCGCTATAAAGATAACGGACTGTGGGCTACTTCTACTGGAGTTGGTGGTACTGCTGTATTTAGCACTAGTGGCGGCTTAGTAGATCTTAATGTAACAACAAGTTCTGGTTCTGAAATTATTAGAGAAACATATAAGTGTTTCTCGTATCAGCCAGGGAAATCACTGTTGTCCATGTCGACATTTGTAATGAATGCGGCAAAAACTGGTCTCCGGCAACGCGTTGGTTATTACGGTGTCAGCAATGGTCTGTACCTAGAATTAAATGGTACAACTCTATCGTTTGTTGAGCGTAGTTCGTCGACTGGTTCATTAGTTGAAACCAGAGTTTCTCAAACTAACTGGAACATTGACAAGTTAGATGGCACTGGTAGCTCTGGAATAACCTTAGATATTACCAAAGCTCAAATCCTTTGGATGGATATTGAGTGGCTTGGTCTTGGTACGGTGCGAATAGGCTTTGTTATCAACGGTCAATTTATTCATTGCCATTCATTTCATCATGCAAACTTAATCACATCTACTTATATAACTACAGCTTCTTTACCATTGCGTTATGAAATAACTAATACAGCAGCAACTGCAAGTAGCAGCACACTGAAGCAAGTTTGTTCTACCGTGATTTCAGAAGGCGGATATGAATTGCATGGTTTACAACAATCAATTGGAACTTCAATTACTACCCCCTATGCCTTAACAACTTCTGGCACTTACTTTCCTCTTGCATCTATTCGTCTTAAATCTACAGCTTTAGATGGAATTGTAATCCTTACTGCGCTGTCATTAATGGCATCAGGGGGGAACTCTAACTACGCTTGGCGTGTTAATGCATCTACCACAACCAGTGGTGGAACTTGGACTAGTGCTGGTGCTAACTCTTCTGTTGAATACAACTTATCTGGTACTTCAACCAGTGGTGGTCGGATTTTGGCGCAAGGATATTTTCAAGGCTCAAACCAAGGGTCACCTAGTTTAGATATCTTGAAAGAAGCTCTGTTTAAATTCCAGCTGGAACGAGATGGTTTAACAAACACTCCTTATGAATTAAGCGTAACCGTTGCTGCTAACTCAAATACTGGTTCGGCGGCTCTTGTTTCAATGGACTTTGAAGAAATCTCCAGGTAAGTTTTGGTAGACTTGATAAACAAGGTATTTGATTATGTTTAGTCCTGCTCCTCAACCTGCAGCTGCCCCTCAACCTGAAGTGCAGTTGCCACAACCCCAGGACAAACCAAAGGTTCCTGCTAAAGCTAAATCCCCTGGTGGTGACATTGGCGCTTTCATCCAGCAGCTGATTGCGCTGTCGTCTTACGTTAAAGAACTTGAGACGCAATCACATTTAATTCACCTTAACTTTGAGGGAGCAAATTTTATTGCTGTCCACAAATTTTTAGGTAAACAATATGAAGAACACCTAGAACAATTTGATTCTCTTGGTGAGTTTGTCAGATCAATGGATTACCTTATGCCTATGTGTGGTTGTAAGTTGAGGGATACGGCCCCACCTCTACAAGAAATCACCTCTTATAAAGGTACGGATATGCTTGGCGTGTATTACAAAAACCTAGAAGAATTAGGTAATAAAGCTAAAAAACTTGAGCCTATTGCGCAAAAGGTTGGTGCTATTGACATTGCTAACTACATGGCTGACCTTGTCGGCATGGCATTTAAGGCGGCATGGCAAATCAAGGCCACTCTTAGGTCTTCTTAAATTTTTGACCTAAAACAACTGGTTGCATTACAGCATCGTAATGTGACCAGCCTAGTTTTAAACGACGTTCAATTGTTTGGCGTTTAATGCCCAGCTCTATTGCCCATTCTTTTACTGTTTGACATTTGCCATCAATCGTAATAAAAATGCACATTGAACGATTTCTATTTTGTTCGGTGCGTGTTGCCCATTTGCAATTGCCTGGGCAATAATTTCCTGTTGAGTCAATACGTTCAATTGAATGGCCAGGGCCCGGTCTTTCCCCCATGTCTTCTAGAAAATTTTCAAATACATCCCATCGACTGCAAACTTTTATTCCTTTAGCACCATAATTTTCATAGGCTTTTGTATTTGAATTTTGACAACGAGTTTTCATATTATGCCAAGTAGAATGAGTCAATGAACGTTCACCATTTAAAGAATGACCGTGACGTTGGGTACCCATACAAAGTTGCAACTGCAACCATGCTAACACGTAAAGCTACGCTAAAGAATAGCTAATGCCTGACCCTTCTTTGTTTCAACAATTTTTAAATAAATATCGTCAAGCTGATAAACAGCTAGGCGGTTGGTTACCGGGAGGTGGGGCGGCTTCGCCTGTAACGCGTACTACACAAGAACTTACAAAATCAATCACACCTACAAACATTCGGAACAATGTAGTGGTTCCAGTATTGGATAAAGGAATTGCTACTGGAATTATTCCTACTGCTCCAGGGATGTTTGCTCGTTATTTAACAGGAACAAACAAACCTTTAACAGAATTTCCTCCGTCAATGCACCAAGGAGTTAGACAAGATTTAAATATAGTAGACAATCAAATTCCTAAATATGCAGCACAAACACATCCTTACGGCGCTGAAACATCTACAGGAGAGCTAAGTCCAACTTATTTTTCTTTGGGAAGGTATGAACTTAAAGACGGCAATATTTCTGACCGATATGACTTTAATTGGTTAAAACCTGAAGGGCCTGAAGGGTATAAACGCATGGGAGAAACTTCACCACAAGGTGGAACAAATACTGTTCTATCAAACGATCCAATTGCGCGTACTGCTTTAAATTTTGCTTTGGATAGAGGTATTATAAATCCTTCTTCGGGATACAATGTTCGCGTTCCTTTAAGATAACTAGTCTACCCAGTGTTCTAGCCTGTGGCAGTTGCAACAAAGGGGAATACATTTTTCAATTTCTTTTTGGATGCGCTCCCAAGCGTATCCATGATTAACCATTTTAGATACGTTTAAATCTTTGTCGCCAATATGGTGAAACTCAAGGACACGATGGTCGGCCAACTCACAATGGTCGCAACTTAAAGTTTTTTTGTACGCAAGAAACTTTTGACGATTACGCTCAATACGTTTTCGGTTCTGCGTCCAGGTCATTTAAGAATGTAAGGGCGACCCCAAACTTCTGGGCGGGATACATTTAATGCAGTTATCCTAGCTGCACCCTTTATATTTTTTGGGACCTCCTTCTAGGCTATTTGCCTAACGAGTATCCCGGCCCGATACTAATACATAACGGGTACACAATAAGTATAACAAAAAACCCCGGTTCAGGCCAGGGTTGTTAAGTTGTCCATACCCCGCTTCTTCGGAGCACCCTTTTGATAAGGTGAAACGGACTCGACTGTCCGCACAAGAATTGTAACCGATATTAATTACTTGTCTTTGTAACGTTTAGCAGCACGTGCCGCCCTGCCTGCTTTCTTAGCAGCATCCGTGTTGGGAACAAATTGTTTGCCTTCTTTGCTACCAGCGCGTTTCTTTTGATCTGTCTGCTCACGTTCTTCTTTTGACAATGAAGCCCACGCTTTTTCTGGTAGGTAACGCTTGGTATATCCGTCTTGTATAGCCTTATCACTTGCCATCTTTATACCGCTTGGCTGCAGCTTTAGCTTTACCGCGTTTCTCGTACTCGTCTTTAGTGCTCCATTTTTCCTCACCCCATTTCTCTAACGATTTTTGTTCTTTTCCCTTACCTCCCTTATATCCCCCACCTGCTTTTTCATATTCTTGAACTAAGAGTTGGGATCTACGCGCACTCCACTGACCTGGTTTACCAGCTTTGGAGCTTTCCATGATGCGATCTTTAATCCGCTCACGTAACTCAGGTTTTGTATACTTACTGTCCTCGGACATCAGTATTATTTTTTCTTTCTTCTAGTATTTTAACCCAGCTATTGGTTGGTGTTACGCTCTTGAGCTTTATGAAACTTCTCCATAATATCTTCAATGTGCTCCAGGGATTCAAGCCGCATTAAAATATCTGAAAGGGTGTTGATAGTAATAGGGTGTTCAGCACGAGCAGCAAATGCCAACGCATCACGCAAGCAATCGGTAGCGGCATGAACAGATTCTTTTACTTGATTTGACAGTGCCATTTCAGATTGTTTGGGTGCTCTTAGTATAGGGCCTGCAATAAACATGTGTATCCTGTTGGCTACACTTATTCTGGCACGCCCCTAAAATTGGAGAACCCAACAAACTTGTAGTGTTTATACGGCTTCTTCCCAGATCCAACCCACTTGATAATTGTCAAAGTAGGGTTCGATCCCCAGGGATTCCATCAGTTCATAGATGAGACGCCCTTTACCTACACGTTTTCCACTGGGGGTGGTGAGGTTGTCGTCCACCACGATTAAAGTTCCTTCCTTAATGCAGTTCTTAGCTGCAAATAATTCCTTTAGGTGGTGAGCAGCAGGTGCCCAGTCGTCATTCCAATTGACAATGTTGTAGGAATCTAGGTAAAGAAGATCGATTTTTCCGTCTAAGGTGCCAAGAAATTCAACGGAATCTGATTCAATAACATCAGTAAAGCAAGTGTTTTCTTTGGCTAGCTCGCATGCTTTTGGATCAATATCAACAGAAAATATGCTGCCTCCATGGTAATCAACAAACGAATCAAAAAGAAGAGTGGAACATCCATCGCCTTCGTAGTTGTTTTCCTCACGGTAGGTACCTGTTTCAACAATGATTGGATTTTTTTTGTCGACTAGATACTCAAAGATTTTTTGAAAACCGTCACTGCGATTGTTAAGGCGGGGTTGAATGCCTTCAAAGTATTCAGCCCAGGATGCTGGTGGATTGTGAACTTTCATGACAATAAAAATTTAAAGGTCGATGCGAATGTAATCAATTTTTTCTTGCTGAAGCTTTTCTTCGTGAAGGTCAGCTTCTATGTCTTCGTAATCGTCAAAAGCTACTTTGCTGAAACCATCAGGGGTATGCTCTCCGTAATAAAAACGCACTAGCTTGCACACCATAACGTATTACCCGAAGATCTGGTTGGTTTACTACCAGGGTAGCGTAGGTGTTCTTGGTTGATATTTCCGTAATCTTTACGATTCGTTGACATATGTATTAGATTGTAATCAATATACAAAACTCAAATGAGTACCGACTGGCAGAGTCGCATTAAAGATTTAAATCGTGGCCCTGCACGTATTACTCTCAATGGAAAACGTCACTACGTTACTCCGCTTGAGACTGGCCCAGCACCATCGGTCACCACAATTCTTTCGGAAACTGCATCAGAAGCCAACAAGAAAAAGTTGGAGATGTGGTCCAAGGCAAACCCTGGAGTTAAGGAAGCTGCTGCAGAACGCGGCACTGCTATTCACTATGGGATGGAACAGTACCTCAAAGGAAATAAAACTCCGGAGATTAAGGAAGATTATGCGAATTTCTGGGCGGGTATGCCAGCAATTCTTGACCAATTTACGGAGGTGCTTTGGGCGGAATCTCCGATCCTGGAACGCTTTAATTTTACCGTTGGCGCTGATGACGTGGCTCGCGTGTGGGGTTGCGATGATGAAGGGCGAGCTTGGGCTGGTGCTCCTGACATCATTGGCGTGGTTAATAACAAGCTTACTCTTGCTGATTTAAAAACCAGCGTCAAACCCTACAGCCGCAAGTGGCCTAAAGACTTGGAGAAAGGGTCGCCTGAATGGCGAGACCTGCTCGGTGGTCACCTTAAATTCAAAAAAACACTTAAACAACTGGCCGCTTACGATATAGGCATTGAACAAACCCTTGGAATGACGGTTCAACAAGCTGCTATTCTGGTCTCCACACCCGTGCGCACTCAAATTTTTAAAATTTCTAGAAGTTTTTTAGATTCTTTACGGAATGACTGGTATGCAATTGTTGAGGAATACTACAAACAGATCGAGAATTGCAACTGTTATGACCCTGATTTGATTTAACTGTAGTACGCAGATTCATTTTGGCTAAGCCCCAGGTCACTTGCACCAAATGCAAGGCGAGGATTTGCCTGTAACATGGCACGGCCTGGGCTCAAGCTTTTGATTTTTCCCTCGATCTTGGCACTTGCCATTTCCTTAGAGGGGTCTAGGGCTGCTAAGTATTTACCTGCAATTTGGGTAGCCATGCTTACTTAGCTTTTGGCTTGGCACCCGCACCCTTTTTTGCAGGAGGTTTGGCTTTCATTTCACGTTTTTCTGCACCAGGTCCCGCTTTCTTTTCACGTATTTTTTCGGCGCGGGATTCTTTTTCGTCACCGCCACCCATGTATTTGCCTGCAAACTGCATAATTTTATAGCTGTTGTTCTCATCATAAACGAACTGCTCTTTCTAAATTATGCGTCTCATTAGACTTACTGATTTTTAAATTTTCTATGGGTTCTAGCTGGCTGACTCGGCGTAGGATAAGAAAACACTCAAATCGACCCCCATGGAAATTCATATTTTTCCGGGGGAATGGATAGCTGCGTTAGGCAATCGCATGGCATCTGCTATGGATGGAGACGTTTTTTGTCTTCCAACACCTATGCACGTTCATGCATTTTCCTTACTAAAGGATTCCAAATTTCCTCAGAGAAACTTAGAGTGGACCTTACGACCAACCCGCACCGCGCATGACGAGCACCAACAAGTTGTCCCTACGACCGGGAGAAATTCGCCTTGACTTCATCCCACTTGATTGGCCGCTCACCCCACTCGGCGCACGCAAGGATCCGTACATTACAGGCTGGCAGGGTAAACCATTTAGCCTTCGCGAGATCGAGGAGGAAATCCTCTGTGATGACTGCAAGGCAGTTGGTTTGTTGGGTGGTCCTGCCTATAACAATCCTTATGGTTTGGTGTGGGTGGATATTGATGGACCGTCTATTTACCCACTTGTCAAGGAACTTGCAGACGAAACAGACTTTGATAAAGCACTGCCTCCAACGCTGACCATTTGTAGTGGTAAAGCAGGTCGAGAACGCAAACTGTATAAGCTGCCTCGTGAAAAACACAAATATTTTGTACGTAACAAATACACCTGGCACGGTGAGGGCGCCAAAGAAAAACTTGAGATTCTGTGGGCTAGGCACCAGGGGGTTCTTATGGGTTTACACCCTGAGACTGACGGTTATTACACGGCGGAAGGGCAGGGGTTTGAGTGGTGTGACAAGCTGCCTGAATTCCCAGAGTGGCTATTAAATGCCATCATTAATAAGAATGTCAAGCAAGGGGTTCCGGCTACGGAAATTACCCGTGTTGTCGGCAAAAATTTTGCAGTCACGTCTGAAATTAGTGTCGAACGTGACATGCAATTGGCTCAGGAAGCAATGTGGGCATTGCCTCCAGAAGCCTGTGATGACTACGATATTTGGATCACGATTGGGCAAACGCTTCATTCAACGGATGAATCCCTGCTTGATGCTTGGGATGAATGGTCCAAGCAATCGGATAAATACAGGGAAGGTGAATGCCACAAACGTTGGCTTTCCTTTAGTAAAGGAGGGGGGCGTGGCTTGGGGTCACTAATACATATCGCCCAGGAACACGGATGGAAACCTTCGCAAGATCATCGTGCCATGAATGTAGACGACGCAACATTGGACCATGTTTCCAAGCTTCTTGGTGACCTTGAGAAGGAACTATCGGACCTGAGTCTTGAGGAGTTGGTGCAACCGGAACAGCCCGCGCAGGTATTTGGTACCCGTCAAGCAAAGACGCCGGTCCTCCCAAGCACGAAACAAGGCAAAGACCAGAAGCCAAGGAACCCATCATCGGATGTTGTGTCGGATGTGATGCGCCAAATGTACAACGGCAACCTTCGGTACAGCCAAACGCAAGGCACTTTCTTCATCTACGAGTACCACGGGCCTGGATTGTGGTCCCAGCTGTCGGAACATGAGGTACGTGGTGACATCAAACATAAGTTTGAACTAGTAAAGGATAACTTTCTTCACAATGGCTACAGCATGAACCTAATCAACGATGTGCTGGAGCAACTTCGTATCACTCTCATCTTTGATGACTGGTACGAAGGTAATGACCATCTGCTTTTTACCAATGGAATCCTCAACATCCACACCCGGGAACTCTTGCCCTTCAGCAGGGAAATGCACATTACGCAACAACTGCCCTACCCCTATGACCCAGGAGCAGGATGCGAACCAATTATTAAATGGCTCAAAGGAGCCCAAGATGATTCCTGGGAAAGGGTGCAAGTCTTGCGGGCTTGGTTGCGAGCGGTGCTTTTAAGCCGCTCCGACATTCAAAAGTTTGTTGAGATTGTTGGTCCAGGGAAATCGGGGAAGTCAACCTACGCAAACTTAGCCCATGCCCTGGTTGGTGATGACAACGCCATGATTTCTTCGCTGGAACATTTGGAGAAGAACAGGTTTGAAACGGCTAACTTGTATAAGAAAAAGTTATTGCTATTTAATGATGTTGAACGTTATGGCGGTTCGGTATCTGTGTTGAAAGCATTGACTGGTCGTGACCTCATCCGTAATGAACGTAAGTTTCAGACGGGCAGCCAGAAGCCTTTCAAATTTAATGGCCTTGTAATGATCACTGCCAATGAACCGATTCAAACAACTGATCCAACCTCTGGTCTCGCCCGTCGCCGTCTTACTATTCCTTTTAATAATGTGTTTAGCGGCTCGTCTGCAGAACAAAAAACACTCATCGATATGGATGATCGTGGGCGACCATTCGGTGAATTTGCTCATCTTCTTCCTGGATTGGTCAACTGGGTCCTCGATATGACCGAGGCTGAAATGAGAGAATACCTCATGGAAACCAATAACAAAGTTAAGTTCTTTGCCAAACATCACCGCGAACAGATCCTTAAATCCAATCAAATTATGGATTGGTTGCAACACTGTATTGTTTTTGACCCAGGGGCATCTGCTCCTATTGGTCTTGCAAAACATACGGTGGGTGGTTCCTCAAATGTATATGTGAGCTGCGATAAATGGTTGTATGCCAGCTACTGCGAATTTTCACGTGCTAGCAATAGCAACATACTGGGCCGCAGCCGATTTGAATCTCTGTTGATGGATGTGTGTGTGCATCAGCTGAAATTGAATATTTATCAATTTAAAGACAGTCGTGGCATGCGTGTTGTTAATTTGGCATGTAGGGCGGGTGACCCCAAGTACAAACAGTATCCATCCATTGTGGAAGTTGGGTTGAATAAAGAAGAGTGGCGATCTTACTACGGAGATGTGCTGGATAGGAAGACTGATGCAAAAATAGAGGATGAAGCAGTAGACAATTGAGCAACGGTCGCCACTTAATTCTGGATCTCTACGACTGTGATCCAGAAATCCTTAATGATTATGAGGAGCTTCAGCGGTTGCTTGAAGCTTCTCTTGTAATGGCAAAAGCCAACATTCTTCGGATTATTGGTGAGAAATTTAAACCACAAGGTGTTACCTTATTGGCATTGCTGGCTGAATCCCATGCAAGTATCCATACTTGGCCCGAGATTGGGTATGCGGCCATTGACTTGTATACATGTGGCGATACCACTCAAGCTCATAAGGCTGCTGAGTTCCTTAGGATCAAACTTAAGGCGGGTAACGCAGAAGAAAAAGAATTAGTACGGTCCACAACACCGGCGAATTAAGTATAGTAAAGCGAGATATCTCGTCTTAAATGACAACTAAAAAGAAATTGCTTTGGTGTGGCGATATTGTTGCCATGACCGGATTTGCGCGAGTGACGGAGAATGTTCTTGCGCGGCTTCGGGATGATTACGAAATTGTGGTCCTGGGCCACAACTGGTGGGGGGACCCAACTCCTCTGCAGGAGTTCTATAAAATGTATCCATCTTCCAATCGATTTCAAACAGCGCCATTTGGTGAGCAACGCATCAGGGAAGTAGTTGAAAAAGAACAACCTGACATTGTCTTTACCATTAATGATATGTGGATCATTAATGAGCAGTACCGGCAAATCGCTGATCTTCATCAGCAAAAGAAATTTAAATTTGTGGGGTACGCCCCCATGGATTCGTATGCCTGGACTGGTTGCTTGGCTGATACGGCCAATGATTGGGATGCAATTGTTTCATATACGGAATTTGGTGCGCACGAATTTATTGCGGGTGGCATCCAAAAGCCTGTTGCCGTTGTGCCCCATGGTGTGACTCGTGGTCAGTTCTACCCGATGCAGCGGTCTGAAGCACGAAAGAAGCTGAACTTAAGTGACGATTTATTTATTGTGTTCAATGGAAATCGCAATCAATTCCGTAAACGAATTGACATTACTATTGAAGCTTTTGCAAAATTTGCCAAGGATAAACCAAATACCCAGCTATACCTACACATGGGGTTGAAGGACCAGGGCTGGGATCTGATGCATGTGTTTGCTCGTGCCATGCAACGGGAAGGACTTGACCCAAATGGGCGCATCATTTTGACAGCACAAACGGAAGGTCCGCCGAATGTTGAGGTTGACATGCTTAACACCATCTACAACGCTGTCGATGTCGGTGTCAACACTTGCAAAGGTGAAGGGTGGGGGCTTGTCAATTTTGAACACGCTGCCTGCCGCGTTGCCCAGGTGGTACCAGCCCACACATCATGCCGTGAGATCTTTGAGGGCTACGGTCAGTTGATCCGTTGCGACCACGTAGACGTGGATACCAACTACGCACGGGAGATGCCCTGCCCCTCCAGTGATCACCTTGCGGAGATTCTTACGGATCTATATGAGAATCGTGAGAAACTTGATGCGACAGCTGAGCTTTGTTACGAACGTGTCACTAATAAACAATTTGATTGGGACACAGTTGCGTCTCAGTTCGGTGGCATCTTTGAAGACGTACTGAACGAGGTGGATCACACTATTGAACAAGAAGCCTCCAAGGAGAAGGGGAAAAAGAAGAAAAAAGAACGCAGGGAGAAACGACTTGTGGGTGCGGTATCATAAATCTGCGCGTTGGTCTTCAAACCCCTTGCTACGGCTGGGGGTTTTTTATTTGGAAACTTAGTCTTAGGTTGAGACCAGGATGCGATACAGAGAATGCAGACTTTGGGGGGTCTTTTATTCCCCTATAAGCTGAATTACACTATTGGACAATACTGTACGTGTCTCATGAGACGCAAATGAGAAACACGTACACTTTGCGACAGCGGCGTCATTTGGCTCTAGACTAAAAAAAATTAACCCTAAGTACGTAAAGTCTGCACAGGTGACCATGGCAAACGTCCATCGACAGGTTAAAAACGTAGTGGAGCAGGCATCTTTCAGGTATGTGCAGCTCATCGAGCAACTCGACCAGTCTCAACTTGAGTCTCATGGGTATCATCATGGGTATTATTGTCCCCACGGTCACACTATCCGGGACTCAACCAACCATTGGTGCTACTTCTGCGTCAAAAAAATCCTTAGCAATAACTGTGGATTTGACATTAACTTTCTCCATAATGATTACAAACTGAAATATTTAAAGCTTTGGAAACGCGTTGAAGTCAGTCATCCAGAGGATTGTTGGACCATCACTGCCCCTGGTACCTATAGCCCCAGACGTGTGTGTATGCCGTCTTACAGGGCGCAGTACAGCCATCAAAAAGCTGAGAACGTGACCATCCATAAAGCGATCTACCAGTGTGCTTGGGGAGACGTAGGGTCTATGGTCGTCACACGGGCCTGCGGAAACCCAAAATGTGGCAACCCGTTACACATGGTCTCAAGTTGGAACAGGTCATTCTCACCTGAAAAAGTCCATCCATTTGAAATTGAATTTAAAGCGGAGAAGCTGATGCAAATCAGTCGGGCTCGCCTGTTAAATCGTGAGCAGGAAATTATTACACAAGATTACAAACCAACAATTACACACCCACTGAATGCTAAGGAACCACCCGAGTATGATGAAGGGTAAGCATAATACCATAACCAATAATGGCTAGGAACCAGGCTACCCAAAGACAGCGGACTGCACAAGACCCTTTGTTGATCGGGGAGTTTGACGAAACTGCAATTCGATATTTGCAGGGCACGTTGGGACCTACCAATCAAGTTGTTGGGCGGGCTGATACTGGCTCTTCGTCTAATGGTGGTTTTGGTGGAGGTACTTACAATCATTGGTTCAAAATTAAACTTGATTCCCCCGCCTGGATTATTGTTGCCAAAGGTCCGCCGCGTCCAAAATACATTCAAGTTTCTGCTTATGATTTAAATCGTAATCCAATTGAAGGTCGCGGTATCTTTGATGCAGATAGCATCAGTGCAAACAATGACGGTACTGTTGTTTACCCTTATGTTGGGCACGTAATGAATGCTCAGTCGGATCTATATAACAATTTTGATCCACGGCGTTTAGATAAAGGTGATGATCGTTACTATCCTTTGGGCATCGGTGAGTATTTAATCTGTGTTTCTAGTACACGTAATGAACGCCTTGAATATGCTGTTGCTCTTGTTGTTGAAGTTGCGGATCCAACACCTGTACTTCTTCTAGAAGATTACAGTCGATTACTCTTTGAAGATACACCAGGTGAAAGTTTTATCTTGATGGATACCACTGCTAATTACAGCGGGGCTGAAGACCACGAACACTCCCTGGCAGAATGGCAAACAGCATGGAGACGGGAACGTCAAGATTACGTACCCTTCCCCGAGGTTCTTGTTCCTTTAACTACTAAACCATGATTTCTTTTTACAACTGGTTAGTTTGTAAACTATTTAAACGTTGTTCTTTTGAAGTAAATACGTCACGTCTAAGTCCGTTTGAACGTTATTGTGAAGAAAATCCTTGGGCGGCTGAAGCTAAAATCTTTGACCTATGACTAAAAATGTTGAGATTACGACGGCGCAAGAAGATTGGGACGACTTTTTTGCCCCAGAAAACAATCCTCAAACTGCGTTTGATTCCGTGGATTCGGACTGGCTCGAGCTGTATATGGCTGGCGAGTATGGCGGTGAGCAAGAGCATGAAGCAAATAAACCAGTGGATGAATCGCCGTTCAACTACCAGGGTCCGCCGCCTGGATATGTCTTTGACCGGTAAGTTTGGGCCTAAGACCCAGGCTATCGCAATACGTCAGGTGCGCCAATGGTTGGATGAGATTCCTACTGGCGATTCCATTTGCCTGCGTTGTGAATCAACTGTGCCAGACAAACAGTTTCGCGTATGGCAAAAATGGTTTGAAAAGCATGAGGATATTAATTGGGAAATATCAGAGGAACACAAATCTTTTTTCTTTTATAAATCTAAGTATTTAGATTAAACATTTAGATGTTTAGAATAAAAGAAACAATTGATTTAATGATGGCAATTTCTAAATATATTGAGACGGCGCTTGCAATTCACGCCGCAGCCAGTGCAATTACTGCGCTGACTCCTACCCCCAAAGATGACACGATTGTGCGTCGTATCTACAAAGTTATTGAAACGCTTGCCCTGGTGATTGGTAAAGCCAAAATGCGTTGATTAAGGCGTTGGCGGAATAACGGGTGGTGCCTTAGGTTGATTCTTGCTACCTGGGGGACGACCACGTCTAGGGGTTGGTGTTCCAGTGATTGAATCAATGTGTGGAGCTGTTGGTTCCCTGCGTTCATCCTCCTTGCGGGATACGCCGTAAACAGCAAGAACACTTGTTACAAGACTAGAGATAAACGCCGCATCAATCTTGGTTGCAATACCGATGTAATTCATGGTCAATACAGCCAATGCCCATGTGAGGACACCAGCTGGTATGACTGTACTAAGGTAAGACCTAAGTTGAGTTGGCGTTAACTTCAGTTTCATAGCTGGAAAGTACGACCCCAGCCTGATGTTGGTCCTTCGGGCAACCAACGGGATTGAAGCATTTTGCGTGAATAGACAGCTCCTTTGCCGTTCTCTGGAGGGCCGGAGTAACCGTCATTAACAGAACCGTAGGGATCATTGACGATAAAGTCGCCGTTGGTTTTAAGACCACGCACCACAAGCATGTGGCCGCCAGTAGGGGCTGACAAAGTGCCACGGTGGAGGATACCGATAACAACAGGACGCCCGGCCTTCAGTTCTTTCTCAAGATTGGCAAAGCCAAGATTGGTGTGCCATGCAGAGTTCAAGCCGTAGCTCTTAAGCAGTCGACCCTGGGCACCGTGATCGGTAGTATCTCCATAACCACCGGTGATTAATTTTTTGATGTACTCATCGTCAGATTTGATTGCATCCGGTTTAAAGAAGGCAAGGCACATTGCGCAACTGGAGGAGTTACATGTGCGGTTTGCTTGGGTATAGTTGTCTGTTTGCAACCAGGCTGGGACAGCAAGTTTAATATCACCAGTAGCAGCACTAGGCGTAGCAGCTGGTGCGTCGCCCACCAACCCATCCCAATGGCCAGGAAACAACCACCAAGTACCAGAGCCAAACGGTAATTCAACTTGAACGTGACCAGATTCTTCTTTTAAAATTTTAGCGTTCTCGTATGTTTTGCCCTTGGCAATACTAGCTTTTTGATCAGATGCTAACTCTGCACCAGCAATCGGTTCTTTCTTGAGAAGTGTATCGTGAGTAGCGGTGAGAGTAATCACTTTATTCGTGGGAGAAGGGGCGGATGAACTACAGAACAAATCGGTTTCAGCTTTGCGACGACGAACAAGACCCGCCAGACCGCCATTCGTCCAGCGCTTCAGCTCTTCCCGTGCAACGGTATTAGGATCTTCTTTGGCATTAAGCCTGCGGCGAAGCGTTGATTCCTCTAGGGCTCCATTGCCGCAATTAAATGCGAATGAAACAAGGGCATCAAACTGTTCTTGGCTAAGGAGAACAGTAATTAGTTTGGTGACACCTTCTTCAAAACGAACAAGATCTTTCTTAAGTAGATCCTCTGCTTCTTTCTCGGTAATACGCATACCCTGACGTACATGACCACCGGTAGACCCGTAGCCAATTGTAAGTACGTTTGACGAACAATAGTAGGCGTCCAGGCGTAATCCCTCAAACTCTTTAATAAGCTTGATGCCTTTATTTGAGATCTTCACGTTTATATTTTTGCTGACTCAATTCTACCTGGTGATAAACTTAAAGAATGCTCTAGTTCAATTAATAAACATGTGGAAATTTCTAGCGTTTTTAAGTTTTTTAATCGGTGCTCCAGCGTACTCTCAAGTTGTTACTCCAAACTTCACTACAGGCACGGTCAACTCCACAACAGTAAGCACACAAAATATCACCGAAGTTTACAAAATCGAAACATATGGTGGCACGCAGTATTCCGTAACTGGTTCCAACATCACTCCCACCGGAAACCTGGGTCCTACTGCGACGTATGCAGTGACCGATCCAACAAAAGATTTCAGCTTCAGCCAAGTAAAACTCGACGCTGGTATTATCAGTACCACGGATTTAAATCGCACTATCACTACTACTTCTACTACCAACTCGTTGTCGGTCTTCTCGCAATAACTCCGGCCCTAGGGCAGACTGGTAATACTAATGTCAATGCCAATCCCCAGGCTAGTTCTTTTGGCAGTGTCACGAACCAAGCCGTCCAAATAAACCAAGGTAGTTTTAATCAGCAATCATTTGGTCCTGGGCTTGTATGTAGCGGACCAACAATGGTTTTTACTCCTTTTTATATTGGTAATTCACAATTTAATGAACAAATAATCTCCGGTAATTATGGCATTCAGCTATCTTTTAGTGTGCCATTAGATAAAGAAGCGGTTAACTTATGTAAAGAATTAGGACGCAGTAAGTTATCAAAGGAAAGATTGGATTACGAGCTAGTAAGAATACTTAAGTGTGCTGAGTTTTATAAAGCTGGTTTTATTATTCGCCCGGAGTCTCCTTATGCGCCTGTTTGCGCCGACGTAATTCCAGTCGCTGCCTTGACCACGTTGAAACCTTTTTCCCCCTCAATTTCTGTACCCGTTTCCAAGCCTGAGTAATAACTGGTTTAAATACGGTTACTAAGCGTTTAAATATTGCAGTTGCTGATAGTGTTGCTGCCACACTTATTGCACTTGTAGTGGCAGCTGCACTGATGATTTCAGCTTTTGGCACTGGAATTTGTATATCAGTCCCAGGTAAAGTAATAGATGTGGTCTCAGCTGAATGAGATGGACTATTTAATTCTGGCTTTAACGAAGACGTTGACTCATCTTCTTGTACTTCTGGTTGTATTGGTGGTGGGGCTATTGCCGTTGATGGTGGTGGGGCAGCTGCTGGAATCTTCCGCTCCTCATCGGAAGGTTTTTGTTCTTCGGACGAAGTAGTTTGGGGAGGTGCTTCGGTAGTGCCAGAGTATGGAAGAACAATCGGCGGATAGCTTGGGACTTCAACACGTGGCAGATCCAGGGCCGGTTTAGGTAAGGGCGGTACCGTTGGTATTGGAATATTAGGGGGAAGTAGTTTATCCATAGATGAATTATTGCATCATGGATCTTGGTAAGTTTGTTGGTGATCAATTAGAAGATGCCGCATCTCCTATTACTGGACGTGTAGATGAAATTATTACACGTGTAAAAAAAATTGAAGTATTACTTGTGAATATCGATAACAAGCTAAAGCAACTTCAACCTGTTATTGATTTACTAAAGAAGTTTCGCTTGTTGTAAAAGTCAGCAGTGAAGGTGACTACGCGCTTTCAAGAGCAACAACACGAGCCTTCAGCGATTCTATCTCACCAATAGCTTCCTGAAGTGCAGCCGTCAACAGGGGTACGAGCTTGGCAGCATCAACACCTTGA